GCCTACAAGTACCTTGTAATGCTTGTCACCCATGTGTTGCCGTAACTCTGGCCAGTTGGCGACTAAAAACCGCACAGTTTCAGCCGCACTAGCCACATCGGCGTAGAGCACCCGCTTGCCGATGAACTTCGCCAGGCTGCCGTAGAGCTTAATCCTGCGAAGCATGGCGCAACCTCCTACCCGTTGATTTTAGTAGCAGCTGCCCGTACAGGTCACGGCTGCTAAGCCTTCCGCGTACATGATGCAGCACCATTTGGGGCTCCACCAGCACACCGACGTGGTTGAGTTTGCCCTTGAAATCAAACAGCAACGCATCGCCGACTTCAAGCGGTTCATCCTCAGCTAGCTCGCGGAAGCCTGCCTCAGCCCACAACTCGTCAAACATCGGAGACTCGTCAAACTCTTCTGGTGTTGCCGGTCTTTTCCAATCAGGTAGGTCGATTCCCTGTGTGCCGTACCAGTCCCGAACTAATGTCCAGCAGTCAGTGACGTTCCAAATCCAAGGGCGGCCAATCAACGGGGATTTATAACCGCTTGGCTCACAACTGCCCCAGGTTTCAAGCTGCGGGTTCACGATTTCCCAACGCAAACCGCTTGCCTCGCAGGCAGTCAGGTCAGCTTGGCTTGGGCTTGGCGGTATATTTGGGTGGCTGTGAACAACGGCGATGACCTCGCCAGCATCCTCTGCTTTTGCCCAGTCAGCTGGATCAATAATGAACAGCTCGTGCGGATCCTGGGATAGGTTGCGGCAACGCCAATAACGCTCCAAGCCCTTTTCAATAATCAGCAGCCCGCAACTCTCTTTGGGCGTTTCCTCTACGGCGTGGGCTAAAGCGTCATCGCGCCAGCTCATCGGTACAATCCGACGCCGGGGAATGAACCGTAGGGCAAGCCTGCTTGGGGCTGAACAATATAGGTTTCTGGTGCGTCAAAGGTGTAAGTTGCTGGGCTGCGGGTAGCACGTTCATAGACACCAAAGGAAACTATTTCGCCATCAGCGATCGCCTGAGCTTTGTTCAATCGGATGTAGTCTGTTCCTTTGGCTTTTACACGGGTATCTGCGTAGATTAAGTCGCCAACAACCCTATCATACAGTCCGATGCCTGTTGTATAAGAAACATCTAGTTGCTTGCTGGATTCTGTGTAAATCGCCTCGTCTACGTCGCCTATATAACCAGCTTCGACATAACCTGGATCCACATAAGCGCTAGGGTAGACAAGTGTCCAAACCTCAAGATTGTCGTCGATTGTTAGGTAGACCAGCCGTAAACTTGCATTCACTTTTTCGACTCGCGTGCCAGATGGCACCATGCTGCCTGTGACCAACATGCCGGGCACAATCCCTGCGGTGACAGGGTTGCTGACCATTTTGATTGCCAAACCGGACTTAACAATCGTCCCTGTCAGATTGACCGTAGTGCTGGCAGTGGCATTAGCGGAAAGCGTTAGTTGTGTTGCACTTTTGCCTGTAATTGTTGTGCCGTCGGGGATGCCGATACCCTTAAACAGCAAACCTGCAGAAGTGTCAATTCGTGCCAGCTCGTCGGCTTGGCCGGAATCAACGTTGAATAAGTTGCTGCCGTTTGTGATGTCGCCAGTCAGTTCGACATAACCAAAGCGTTTCTGGCAGCTGCTTAGGCGCTTGCTGCATTGATCCAGGGATGGATCGGTTGTAACGCTGTCGTCTGTTTTGTAGTAGATGTCGCCGGTATAAGGGCAATCGACTTGGGTGTACTCAAACGAGCTAGTAGAAGAGTTGTATGAGCGGTATTTCCACTGGCAGACATTTTGAATTGTCTGGCGCTTAGGAACCCGTGTGCCCTGCAGGTCAAATGCTGCTGCTAACTCGTACTCAATGACGTCGCGGTTTTCTGCTGTCTTTTGATCGACGTAATAAATCTCTTGAGGGAATTCAGCCGTAGGGTCGGGTGTGCCATACGGGTTAGTACCGCTGGCAATGTAGCCAGGATCGACGTAATCCGGATCCACATAATCAATACCGCCCCAGTTCAGATCGTCCAGATACCGCGCCATCGTTCTGATGCGCGTGACCTTGGCACCCTCTAATCCATAAGCGAGGGTCTGTAGCAACGTGGTGATCGTGCCAAGCAGATTGCTGATACGGATTTTTGGGCGGGGAATTTGACCCTTGCCCGTGTACTCAAACCCCTCTGCCTCAATGGGCATCGGGGTATAAGCGTCCCCGTTCCAGTAGACATCGCCGTTGTCGAAGGCGTTGACGCCTGCGTGGAAGCGATAAATACTGCTGACCCCGTGCTGAGCAACATTCAGTTCCAGCACGAACAGCTCGATGATCGCGCTTGGATTGACCTTCTGAAGCTCAGATACGGGGACAGCCATGGCGGCTCCTAGCTACCGGGAGTTGGCGGCCAATCAACGTTCCAGGGGAACTCTGCCTGTTCAGGCACCATCCGCAAGGTTTCGCGGTACAGCGCCCAAGCGGCTTTACCGTCAGCATCAAACGGAGAGTCAGCTAGTTGCGTCCAATCGGATTGAGCCAGCAGGTCGTTGCGTTGGTAGCGGATGGCCTCAGATTGTGATGCCGTGCGCTGGGCAATCTCTTCTGCAGTTGCCGGAGTGCTGCTCCATTCTTCAACCCATGACCCGTCTTGCAGCACAGCAGTGCGGCTGAAGTTGACGGTGTGATCTGGGGCGGGCTGCTCAGTAGGGGTGACCGGGTAAACGTCGAAGCCTGCAGCAACCTCGTCAGTGATAACCGCCGGAAAGCTGACGTTCGACACGGATCGTCGTAAGTCCGTCAACGTGTACGGATAACGGTCAACACTGCCGTCATCGTTGAGCTTGACGTAAAACATCAGGAAGCCTCCAGTTCGGCAATCTGCTCGGCAATCACATCACGAATGATAATTGCCTTGAGTTGCTCGGTCTCGGAAGATGCCAGCAAGTCCTGCAGCCTGGCTTTGAACTCAGCGATGGCAGGGTTGTCTGCGTATTCAGCATCAATTTTTGCGATAGCTCGCGTGTAGTTGTCGATGTTAATTTGATAGTTAAGTACCTCGTCTTGGCGCTGATCAAGGGCGCTTTGAAGAATTTGATGCTTAGTTTGCGTCATGATGAAAAATCAGCTCCGTTACAGATGTTAGTTGGGAGAGTTGAAGGGTTTGAAAATTTAGCTCCAAAACCCGAAGTCGACCAAGCATAGACAGTAACAAAAGGGCTTGTGGAGTGAGCGCAGCATAGAGCGTCGCTATTTTTTGAAAAAACAGCTTCGTAAACAAGACCTGTGGGTGCAGTAGCCGGGTTAGAGTATTTTGAACCAAAACCAGTGCTATTTGACCAAGCCCAAGCGTCTATATATGGCGAACCTTCACTCCCGATAGCGACAGCAGAATCGTCTTTAGCAAAGGCACAAGATCTAACTCTCCCCGATGGCCCTGTGGCGGGACTTGAGTATTTTGCACCGAATCCAGTTGCGTCACTCCAGTTCCAGGCATTTGCAGTGGTATTAAAGACTCCACCTAAAATGGCAGTGCCGGCGGCATTTATATCTAGAGCGATCGTCGTGGTAGCAGGCTGCGTTGCTGGATCTGAGTATTTTGTACCAAATCCACTTACGTCGCTCCATGCGTAAGCGTGCATGGAGGACCCTCCAACTCCTCCTGTAATTACGGCATTTCCGCTAGGTGTAAACTTGACTGCGTACATCTGGGATGTCGGTAAGGTAGACGGGTTTGAGTATTTTGTCCCGAATCCTGACGACCACTCATACGCTTGTATATAGGGAGAACTATTAGTTGCAAACGCAATAGCATTTCCTGATGGCGAGAATGCAACCTCTTCGCAAGTCCCTGGCAGTGCTGTTGAAGGGTTACTGTATCTTGTTCCGAAACCAGATGAAGACCATGGGTACGCGGCACAATAAGGACTGCTTGCGGTTGATACTGCAATGTCATTAACAGAAGGCGAAAAAGCAACACTTTTACCATTATTACTTGGCTGTGATGCAGGGTTTGAGTATTTTGTTCCGAAGCCAGAAGTTGACCAAGGGTAGACATGCACAAACGGGATTGAGGTATCTGCAAGGGCTAGGTATTCAGTTGCAGGTGGAGCACCACCGCCTGTATTTCCAGAAGATGCCTGTATAAGTTTTGTACCAAGCATTAGGCGTAGCTCCCGACATAAGCACCGTACAAGGTGGTGCTGATTTTCCAAAACACAACCGTGTCTTTTGCAGTCAGCGTTGGGGCGCTGTTGCCGGAAGATGTGACCCAGGTCATCGTTGGGAATGTCACGGTATAAGTCGAACCATTCTCAATGTGAACGACGAGCGTTTGACCGGCTTGCAAAGAATCCGTAAACGTAGGGTTGCCTGTCAGCACGCTGCTTTGAATTGAACCGTTTGCCGGATCCAGTGCGATTGAACCTGTCGTACCAAGGGTAAAAACAGTCTCCTTGATTTCCTTGAAGGTCTGCTCGCCGGTGAAGCTGTTGGCGTTCGCTGTGTTCAGGTCAACGGTGATGGTGCCGCTTGAAGTGATCGGGCTGCCAGTGATTGTGATGCTGCCACTGCTGGAAGCTGCAACGCTGGTGACCGTTCCACCGCCTGCAGGAATTGCCCAAGTTCCAGCGGCTGTCAGAAAATAGGTGGCACCCAGACTTGAGTTACCAGGAACCAGGCCCGCGTTAGAGCTGGTTGTAGAGAAAAGCGGGAGGGTTACGTCATTACCTGTGGAGCTTGCAAGCAGACGAGTAGATGCCGTATAGCTCAGGTCTGTGCCCGTGCCCCCGGCAGGCGCCGCCCATGTACCATCAGCACGCAAGAAATTAGTCGTGCCGCCGCCAGACAGATTGACAAGACCCGGCGCCGTTGAAGTAAACAGCGGGAGAGTTACGTCAGTACCAGTGCTGGATTCGAGTAGTCGGGTCGCTGCGGTGTAACTAAGATCTGTGCCCCCGCCGCCGCCAGATGCGGTAAGCGTTCCAGCGGAAAGCGTTAAGCCGCTGCCGATAGTGATCTCCTCAACCGCACCAGTGCTAGCGGTAGACCTGCCCAGCAACTTGGCGGTCGCCATTGTCAGGCCGCTCGTGGTGACGGCGCCGGATTCCAACTTGTCGTTGTTCAAGTTGGTGAAGTTGGCGTCCATCTCCGTGTGAGTTAGGGCGCTGCCCTTACCTGCACGAGTGACAATGGTGGCCATGAGTCAATCTCCTATGTGGGTAGTTTAAGGCTCGAAGACCTGCCGGAAAGTCATTGAAATTCGACTGCGGAGAGGGCTAAACATCTCACGACTCCAGCTGGAGCACACCCACTTGTAGGAAGTGCCTGTATCAGGCGGGGTCCAGTCAAAGCTAGCCGAGTCGAGGGCGCGGGCATCCAAGAAAGCCTCGATGACATCCGCGTCGTCGTCAGCGACGTTGAACTCCAGGTCCCACTGCTTAGGGTTTTGGTTGAGACCGAAGCTGAGGCGCTGCTCGTAGCCGTCGCCAAATCTGACGTTGCGGATGGCAGGCTCAGATCTTTTGGTGGCTGAGTAGGTCGGCTTGTAGTCGGGGAAGGTAGCCATCAGGCAAGCAAGCCTCCAGGTCGTTTCTGCTTGATCAGTTCCTGCTTGACCGCAAGGCCAATAGCTTCACCAAGTTTATTGGCTTGTCCAGAATCGCCTTCTGCTTTGCTGCCGCTGGCATCGACGTTCACCACGATGTTGGCGTCACCCATGCCCATCTTGTTGTTGGGGACAATCGTGCCGCTGCGCCCTGGAACAAATAGCTCGGGACCGCGCTCGCCAACCACGTAGGGAGATCCGGCAGAGACGGGACCTCCGTTAGCTCTGTATTGAAGAGCGGAAGCGTTGAACTGAGCAACTGCATTACCGGAAGCACCGCCACCGCCACCCCCGGGGAACAGCTGCAGCACGCTATTTAGAATTGTCATTTGAATCCACTTGGCAATGATTTGGGCTGCCATATCTAAGAAGTAGTCCGCTAAGTTTTGGAAGAAGCTGGCAAGAGCTTCTTGAGCCGTCATTGCTCCAGAAATGATGCCCTTGAAGGAATCGGCAAAGGCAATGCCGATAGCATCAGCTGCGGAAACAATCTGATTTACAGGATTAATTAGTGCGTTTAGTTCACCTTTTACACCGGCAATAGCTGTCTGGAGTTGTTCGCGGTTTGTTGGTCCCTGCCCAGGGCCTTCAGCGGCTTCACCCTTAATAACCGCCCGCTGTCTTTCAAGCAAATCTAATTGTTCTTTGAGCTTGTTTACAGCAACTCCACGAGCCTCAGCTTCCGTAATTGTTGCTTCAGTAAGAAGTATTTGCTGCTCAACAATTTTAATCTGCTGATCTGTGTATGCCAGTTGTTCAGCAACTAACTTCTCGAAGTTAGCGATACGTTCGGCTTCTGCCGGAAGTATCCCTTCAGTAACAAGCCGTAGATACGTTTTGGCGTACTGCTGTTCCAGTTCACGGTTACGCCGAAGCTCCGTAAACGGTGTGGCGGCTTCTCGTAGTGCGTCGGCTTGGGCAAGAGACTTATCCAGTACCAGTTGGTCGCGCTGAGTTCTAACTATGGCTTCGTTTAGATCCAGTTCATCCCGAAGTAGCGCAAGTTTGAGGTCATACAACTGGATGACCTGTTGTGTTGTTCCATTTTTACTTGCTTCCTGCAGTGCAAGGGTGCGCTCGACCTCCAGGGCTGCTTCCCTTTGGTTGCCTATAAGCTGGTGAAGGTTTAGCTGCTCAGTTAAAGCTGCTTTTTCGCCTGCGCGGAATTTCTCGGCTTCTATCTGGAAAAGCAATATACGTTCTGATTGTTGGTACAAAGCTGCTTCGGCAGACAAAGCAGCCTTTTCACGCATTTCAGCGTTTTGAGCAATTTCTAGGTTTATTTGTTTTATTTGTGCATCATATTCTAGCTGCGCTTTTTTATTCATCGCGGTTTCACGTTCTTTATCGGCAATTTTTCCAATAAAGCTGTTCTTAATTTCAAGCAGTCTGTTGTTATACTTCTGTAGAGCAACGTCTTTTGCAGCTGCGATGTAACGTGCCCCGTCTTTTTCAAGAGTTAGGCCGACAAGAGATAGCTGTTTGCCTGCAAGATCTACTTGCTTTTGTAGCTCTTGTGTTTGGGCAGCCGCAAGTTGCGCGGCAGTGGGATCTACGTTCAGACCGGGAGCTGTTTGTGGCTGGAATTGCGTCTGCAGCCTTTGTAGACCTGCTCTACCCCGCTGATCCATAGACATATACTTAAGAGTCTCAGATATGGAACCTCTGGTTAGCTTTGTGGAGCTACCCCCGTAAGCACGATTAAATTCCGCAATAAGGGCACTTTCAAACTTTTTACGTTGGGCTGGATCCTGCGGAACTAGATCCGCTGCAGCTGCTTGTGCTCGCCTAGCGTTATTACCTATTGCCACAACCTCGGCAAGCCAGCTAAGGAAGGCAGCGAGTGGGCCGGCAACAGCTGCTTGCGTCTGAATAGCAAGCTCAGCCATAGCCTTGTTGAGTTTGTCGCTTGCCGCCCCGGCGTTTTGGAGATTTTTGACTCCTTGAACACCGATCTTTTTAATAATCTCGTCTTGAATAATTCCGGCAGCTTCGTAGACACGCCCTGCTTCAATAAGTTTTTCAATGTACTTTTCTTGGCTCTTACTGGCGAGTAAACCTTTTTCTGCTAGCTCTTTGAAAGACTCTATCGGGTAGCGTAACGCTTTACCCGTATCCATAACTCCTTGGACGTACTGGTCAATCACAGTACCCAAGGCACTTGTGGCCACAGACAGCAGGGGGCTACCTGGAATAAAACCACCAGCTGCGCCACCTAAAACGGCGCCGGGGCCGCCGCCAAACAGCAACGGAAACGCGCCGCCGATGGCAACGTTTTCAGCCACTTGACGCCGACGCTTTTTCGCTTCTCCCCGTCCTGCTAGGCGACGATCAAAATCATCCAAGGCAGCTTTGTTAGCTCGAGTTCTAGCCTTGTAAACTTCATCAATACCGTCTAGTTCGGCGTTTATAGCTTGTCTAATAGTATCTAAGCGTAAATCTTCAAATGCTTTTTCTTCCTTGAAACGAAATTCATAAGCCTCCTGTATCTGCTCTTCCTCTATACCGAAAGGACCACTGCCGCCTTTTTCCATTTGACCTAGGGCTTTATGTAACTGTGTAAGATCCTCAAGCTGTAAATTTACTTGTTGAATTTGTTGCTTAAACTCTTTAGCGTTATGCTCAGCTAATTCAATCTGTTTAGCTGTAATTCCGAACGGATTAGCAGCCCTGCCCTCCATTTGACCAAGAGCCTGGTGGAGTGCGTCCATTTCTTTATTAAATCTGCGCAGCTTTTCTTCTGCAGTATCAATACCAAGCGCACGGGACCAGTCCGTAGGCTGCTGTGCAATTCGCGCTATAGACTCATCTACTGCTGTAAATTCGTCTGCAACAGTTTTGGTGTATTCTTTACGGCGTTGGAATAGATTGTACCTGTCGGTTGCACGCTTTTCCACCGATGCCGGACGTAATCCACGAGCTTCTCTAAGTAGATCGTTCTGACGCTCCAGCTCGGCATTGAGTAATTTTTGCCCTTGTGTAACTGTGTTTGCAGCTCGACGGGCTTCGTCGGATTCAGCATTGACGGTTCTTATGCGTTCTTGTCCTTTAGAAATAAGTGCTTCGTACTGTTCAACAGTGCCTTGAGTAGCTCTGATAAGGCGTTGCAGCTCGCTGGCACCTCTGGATGCGTCTGCGGCTAAATTTTGTAGCGCCGTAGATGCACTTGTATCTACGTCGTACAGTGCTTCGGATAACTGACCTTCAACTACAGCTGCAAGTGCTGTAAGGGCAACTGCAGCTGCCCCAGACGTACCTTCAAGCGTTCCTATATTATTTACAAAGGTACGAATACCCTCTGATGAATCTAAAAATTGCTGGAAAGCATACTGAAGTTTGTTTGCAGTCTGCGCAGTAGCCTGCGCAGTGTCATCCATAACTGAGAAACCAGGTACAATGCCTCTAGCAATCTCATGACCTACATCAACGAGTAAATTATTTACTTGGGCCAGAGTGGTTTTTAGTGTATCCCCTGCAGCTGCAAACTCATCTATTTTTCGAGCCGCTCCAGAGAAATTTGCAGCCGATTGTCCTGTCGCTGTAGCAACACCTTTTAATGCTTCATTTAGTCCGCCTAAAGCTGCCCCAGAAACGCCTAAAGTCCCTACACCTTCTACTACTCTTGCAAACGCTTTTTCAACCGTGTTTGCACGATTAACTACTGTACTTAGACCTTTTTCTAGGCGTGTTAGTCCCTGTTTAGGGACAAAAGCCTCTCCGATGTTTTTAACACCTTTAAGTTTGTCAAACTCTGTTGTTAAACGTTTTAGAGCCTGCTCAGCTGCACGGGTGTCGGCGTTTACCTTGATATTGGCGTTGTAGTCAGCCACCGACCAATTTCCTAGCGTAGAACCAGTCTACGCAGTAAAAAGCCGCCGGGGTTAGCGGCGGCGTTTGGCCTTGTCGATCTCCTTCTGCTGGTCCTCGTTGAGGATCTGGAAGTAGGCGCTCCAGCCGATAAGTTCTTCGGCGGTCATCCGGTTGCGTACTTCGCTAAGGGTTAGGCCCAGCTCCTTGGCAACGCCAAACTGGAGCATGAGCCAGCTGTCCTTGCGGAGTTCCGCGCTCAGGCTTTTGGGTCAATGGGCTCGGCGTCATCGGTAAGAACCGCAAGCATCAATGCTTGGAGATCCTTGTCCTTGACTTCGTTTTTGAGAACGTCGATTTCGCCAGCGCTGAAGAGTTTGGTGCCGTTTTCGTCTAAGGCCTTTGCCAGCAGTAACTGAAGAGCAAAGGCGTTGGCGTCGTCAGATTTGGCTTGGCGTTGAGCGCGTTCACGCTCAGCGGCAGTCAGTGGCGTGACCCACATCTCGAAGTCGGTGCCGTCGGACAAGGTGACGACTTTCTTTGCAGGTTCCAGGTTTGCCGCCTTACGCAGGCGGTCAATAGCTCGAAGTGAGGAAGGCATAAACCATGTGGGGTTTGGTTCTAATGTAGCGGACTAGAAGCATTAAAAAACCCCGGCGGTGAGGCCGGGGCTAACGATGCTTTTGTTAAAAGTATCAGGACTTGGCGAGGTCGAAGCTGGGAGCCTCGCTGGGACGGAAGTTGATGGAGACGCTTTGGCCGTCATCAGGGTTCACGTTCAGGCTGGCCGAAGTCACGATCACGGGGACAGTGATGGAGCGGCTAAGAGTGTCATCGACGGAACCGCCGCTGCTGATGCGGTCGATGTAGAGCTTCATCGTTGCACCAGCCTGGTTGGCTTGGAGCACGTCCTCAATCATCCGGCTGGACAGGTTGGTGTCGTCATCAGTGGTGTACACCGTGGCGGAACCGGAGCCGTCAGCGAAGCCGGTGATATAGGTACGGAACGGTGCATACTGCCCAACAGCTTGACCGATGGTTGTAACGTCGATTTCCGAGCGAGTGATCTCAAAGCTCCAGTCCCGTACAGATCCGACAGCCGCAGGTGCGGTGTAGACAATGCTGGCAAAATCGGAGCCAAAACCTGTAGGTGCAGCACTTGCGGTTTCAGCAGCGCCCCCAGCAGTGGAGCTGACCGTCATCACACCGGTTGCGGCGTCATAGGTCAGCACGAAGTAATCACCGGCGGCAATAGCGCCCGTGGTGGTTGCACCAGCTGGGTAGGTCAGTGTCACAGGATCGTTGACCTTAAAACCCAGGTAGGTGCCGACAGTGATGTCGCTGCCAGAGGTGGGGAATGCACTAGCGGTCAGAGTCGTGACCGAGGTGCCAGCAGGGGAGTAGTACAGGGCGCCGGAGGTGCCCGAAAGGACGGTGGCCATGGTAGTACCTATGGATGGACAGAAACGCGGGCACTGCCCGGCTTAGTACAGGTTAGCCGTATTGGTTCCTGTTAAGAAACAACCTGCGCCTGGAATCCGGCCTCGATACGGGAGATGAAAAACGGCGTAAAAGCTCGGCGGGACTGTTGACCGGCATCCTGCTCAGTCATATTCGGGCTAAAGGTGGGACCCGAGATAGAACCTAGGCGCATGTAGACGCCGCTGTCTGCTTTAGCGGTGTTATTGATAGTGTTTAGTGTAGTAAACGCTGTGTCTACAAGTGTTTGATTGCGGGCGGGACCTCTCCCTTTTGGTGTGTAAGTACGAATGACAATAGTGCCACGAACAAGATCGTGGCTGGTGGTCAGCGTAGATTCGGTAGTGACGCCGAATTGGATGTTGATGTGGACAAACTCGTCTGCGCTGTCAGAGTCGTCGTTGAAAACGTTGTCGAAGTAGACCGGGACAGCAGGGCTTAGATCGTTGTAAGCGGTGAGGAGGCGTGCTTCAAGTGCGGCGCGGATGCTTTGGTAGTTCATGAGCCAAAGCCTCTGGCGCGTCCGAAACCTAGTTGAACCCCACGGGCGAGGTCCTTACTGAGATTACCCGCCAAGTTGTAGTTAGTCCACCAGTCCAAAGGTGCGGTGCTTATGGCTAAGCCTTCGCCACTGCTCACTTGACCCCGACGTTGTCCATACCTACGTCCGGTGTTTACTGGATCTTTAATTGGATCCTCTTCCTGTCTTTCAAAGCGGCCCTCAACTAAGTCCATTGCCTCCGCAGCGTGATCTGCGCCGTTGACTATTTGGTAGAGCGTCCCAGCAGTAAAGCGGGTTTTGGGTACGTTTCGTTTATCGTAGCGGTATATGCGTCCTGAGCTTCGTGGGCCTCCGGGACTGCCGCTCCGGGGTATTGCGTACCAGGCGGAGGAAAACTCACCGGAGTAGCCGGGACCCGCTTCGGCAAGGCCGTTCATTATGCTTACGCACGCTTCCTGTGCAGCCTCAACGGTGGCTGCTTTTATATCTTTTACGAGGAATTTTATGTCGCGGGCCATTATTGGGGCCTCAGAAGGATGGTGTGCAGGACTGGGTTTTCGCCGCGAATTGTTTTGCAGTTAATAACGCGGCCCGTCTTGGTGACGCTGTTTTCGGTGTACTGGATGCGGTCGCGGACGCTTGGGACATACTGACCCAGTTCGGCGTTACCGATAATCGCTTTTAAGTCGTTTGTTTGGTAAAACGACTCGAACTCCTCAGGGTTGGCTTGGAAGATAAGGGCACGAACAGTGATGCTGGTATCGACTCCAGAGACTTCGCCAGTTGTGGCGTTGTATGTGGGCGATGTGTCGGCTTTTAGGTAGGTGACGTCTTGCCCCCACTGCTGCAGAAGGGGTGCGGGAAGTCCGGCAAAGGAAGAATCGACAAGACTCATTTCACCCTCTGAATAAACGGACGGCGTAGTTGGTGGCACCGCCCATGCAGTACGGGCCTAAGTAGGTCTGGAGCCAGGGGTAAAGGTCGAAGATGTTGTTGACCATGCCCGGAGTCATCGAGCTGTCCTTGTACTTGACCTTCAGCTCGCCAAGCTCAACCTCGTCATACAGACCAGTGGTGCCAGTGCTGCCGGTGATGGCGTCGGTGTCATTGGCGAAGGCACGTGCCAGCTCATAGGTGGCGACTTTGATGGCCTCGGGAATCAGGGTGCAGGCGAGGGCGATGCCGTCAACTTTGTAGTCCTCGCGGGGCCACTTGAGGGCTTGGGTTTCCGTGCAGCGGTCGCCGTAGAAGCTCAGCGCGTCGATCCAGCGGGTGGCGGAGATGATGGCGCGGTTTTTCTGGTCGTCAGTCTTGTCGTCCCAGGTGCTGGAGTCGGGGACGGTTTCGAAGTACGTGTTGGTCTCAGCCAGCGTGACGTAGCTGTTGGCCGACGCGCCCTTCAGAGTGGCATCAATAGTCGCGGCCACAGTCAATATCCTCTTTGTTTGAGTGTAGCCCGCCTGCGCCGCTTAGTTGATTGCAGCTGGGCCTGCACCATTGAGGCGTGGTAAATAGTCGCCCCATCCATCTCTAGTTCGGCGGTACGTTCTAGGTGGTCGCCGTAAGGAATGTCTTCATGCCAGCGGCGATTATTCTGTAACACGTAGAGACGTACCAGTTTCATGCCCGCTCGCAAATCCCTCGACGCTGAAATCAGCGTAAAGCCTGCAGCACCTAAAGCCAATCCGGCTATGCCTGGTAAAGCTGTTCGCAAACTTGAGGACGTGGCGCTTGAAGTGCGTCGTCTTCGGGAAGAAGATGGCCTTGATCTCCAGCAAATTGGGGAGAAACTTCAGGTCAGCTATGACGTGTTGAATCAGCTGATTCTGCAGTCGTATAAGAGCACCATGAATACTCCTGTGGTGTTTGAAGTGCAGGAAAAGATTCGACTCGGACTTGAAGGTTGACAATAAAAAAGGCCCCCGGTTGGGGGCCTTCTGCTTGACCTGAAGATCAGGCGTAAGCAGTGGTGTCGAAGGGGGTGTTGACCAGCAAGCGGGCCACGGGGACCATCTTGGTGGTGCTGAACACGAGGTTCCAGGAGGCGGTGTCGGCCAGGTTGCCAGTGGTGGCAGCGTTGGTCGGGTTGTCGCCAGCAGCGGCCCACTTGGTGCCGGTGATGTGGTAGCCGTAGTGGTAGTCCACAGCCATCACGTCCTGCATGGACAGGATGTTGCGGTCGGCAGCCAGACGCAGGTCCTGCTGCACGCCCTCGGACACAACGCCCGACTTGAACAGATAGACGGGGTACTTCACCGCGTGGGTGGAGGTGCCGCCAGTCAGGTAGGTCAGTTGGTCGTCGATGACGACGCGCAGACCGGCGAAGAAGGGAACGTCAGTTGCACGGACGCCCACGCCGCCTGCGCCCCAGGTCACGGCGCCGGAGGCAGCCAGTGCAGAGGTGCTGAAGGTCAGCATCCCAACCTGTTGCAGGTAGTAAGCAACGTTGGAGTGCATGGCGATGCTGTCCAGCTCGTCGCCGCGCTCACCAAGCAGTGCTTTCGTGCCCACCACGTTGGCAACGTTCAGATAGTTGCTCTCGGTCACCGAACCGGGAACACCAGCGAACGACTTGTCGCTCTGGTTGGGGCCGAGGACGCCGGCGCCGGAGATGCCGCCGAACAGACCCAGCAGCTGAGCGGCCAGGGTGCCGGTCTTCAGCTTGTTGATGGCTGCGGTCAGCTGATCGCGGACGTGAGCCAGGGGATCTGCGCCGGAGCCCAGCTTGCTCAGGTCGTCTGCGGCGTAGGCGAAGCCACGGTGCAGCAGGGTCATGATCTGCTCGTCGGCAGTCACGTTGGCGGGCACGAGGTAGCCGCCGCCACCGCCCCAGGTGCTGTTGCTGAGAATTTGGGTCTCAGTGGGGGCAATGGGATCGAAGAAAGGCACGCGCACGCGGGTGCCGCCGGCACGAGCGTCGAGGGCAGCGTTGCGCTGGATGATGCCGCTCTGAACCCACTTCGATTGCTCGAAGATGCCTTCAGAGGTGTACTGAAGAAATTCTGGCCGGGTGACCAGATCGGAGAGGAAAGTACCTCCCGAGTAGTTGCCGTTAAAGGCCATTGGTTAGCTCCGGTGGAGTCGTGGTTAGCGGTTGCCCCACAGGGGCTACTTCCCGGCTTCGGCTTTCAACAAACGGGCGCGGTCTGGATCTTCCGACAGCATCATCATTTGTTGAGTGACGTTCCAGCCCTCTTGTGACCAAGGGTTGGTTTGTCCGGGAAGGGCGGTGGCACGGGCACTACCTGTGACACCCATCCCAGCGCGGTTACTTGCAGCAAAATGATGCTCGTAGCCACTGCCGGGGTTTTTCAAGTTGGCGATATACTCGCCAACTGGAACTTCGACGCCGCCAACAACAGCCACAGGCTGTCCATCTTTGGCACGAAGATTCTCCTGCACTAAACGATACAACTGATCGGGTGCCAATGCACCAGCAGTAGAGAGCTGGGCGATTGCGGAGGATTTCAGTTGCTCTTGACTGAAATTTGCCTCCATTGAGGAGATTTTGGATTCGCGTTCTGCGAGTTGTTGCTTGAGGTCGGCAACGGTGTCTTGGGCTTGTTCCCAGAGCGTCTTGAACTCGCCGGACTCCGCCAGTTTCTGGGTGACGGCGGACTCTTGGGCGGTCTTCAGCTCGTCGAGTTGTTTCTGCAGGGAGTCGCGGTTGTCGCGGTCCTTGCGGCGTTCGGCAATTAGCTCCGCGTTCTTTGCTTTCAACGCTTCCAGTTGGGCGGCCAGATCGGAGCTTTCAACCACAGGTTGAGGAGCAACAGGCTCCACAGGAGCTTGTGTTGCTTGCTGTTCTTCGGGCACAGTTTTGTATTACTTGGACATTGTTAGGTTACAACAAAAGCAGTTTTAGAGCAGTGCCGGGATCAGGTTGGTGGATGCCTTGATGTCGTTCAGTGTTTGTGTGTAGTCGGTTTCGGCCACTGTCAGTGCTTGGGTCGATGTCGATAGACGTAGGAAGGCGTCGTAACCAGTGTTCGACTGGAATAGAGCAGTGGCAGGGTCGCGGGCGAAGAGATTTCCAGCAAGAGTTATGTCGCCGTTGGCGGCAGGCATTTTTACGCGCCAGCCAAGGTCGTTACGGCAGAAAAAGTAGGGAGCGATGGATTGGCCGCCGCCCACTGGGTCACCTCCGGTGGTTTCAAAGGCGGGAAGATATTTCGCGTTGTCGCCTTCGGATGCCCAAACCTTCCAGGCGCTGTACAGATCGCGTTCCACGTCGAAATCGCCAATGCTTGGGAGCTGGATAATTTGATTTGCGCCGTCAAACGTTGCGGATGGCATGGCTTTTATTTGTATTGCAGCAGTTTAGAGCGGACCATGTCAGGGGTTCTCGTACTGACGGTCGATTGTTTGCTGGATCGGGATGGTGCGGTCGGTAGATGTATCCACATTGGTTAGGCGCTGGTTTAAGTAGCCCAGTGCGTGTATCACAATATCGACGCTAGAAACCGAGATGCCAGTGGTGAAGCTGCCGGTGGAAGTGTTCTCGATGCCGGCGATCTCGGTGGTGGTGCCTTGGTCGTAGACACGGACCTCTGTGTTGTTCTGGAGGCCGGTTAGCGTCAGCGTGGTGCTGAGCGTCATCGTCACTGAGACGCCGTCGCTCGTAAACGTCGGGACCGCACCACCGCTGACCGCAACGCTCACAGAACCAGATGTTGCGGTGAAGTGGATTGCAGCCGTGGCGGTGCCACTGGAGCCGTAACCCGTAAAGGTGTTGCCGGTCAGAGAAACAGAGCCAGTGTCAGACGTCTCGATGGCGTAGGTCGTTGCGCCGTTGGCCGTAAACGTGCAGTTCTGGATGTCGCCCAGAGCCCCGACAACCTCGCCACAGTCGGTAAAGGTGGTGTTACTGACCGTTCCACCGCCGAGGGTTAGAGAGTCAGAGTTCTTCCAGGCGCAACCGTCGATGGTGGTGCCAGTTTGGGTTGTAGTGGGACCCCAGTCGATAAACGTACAGCTGGTCAGGTAGACGCTGGAGGCGTTGGTGGCGTTGCCGGAGTCGAAAAACCCCTTGTCGGTGGTGTCGAGACTCAGGAATAGGCAGCCCGTGAAGTTGGCGACGGTCTGCGAACCAGCGATGACTAGGCCCGAGAAATCAGTAGCAGTCTTTGTGTTGACGCCGCTGGGGTTGTTATTCGCCTTGGTAATAACCGCATCCACGTCACCAAAAGTTGTGGCGGTGGTGGTGTCGTCGGCGCCGATGCGGAGACGACCTTGGAGCAAACCGCCGGTGTCAGTGCCTTGGAAGACGCCCCAGGCGTTGGCTTGAAGGTCGTTCTCGGTAGAAATGTCGGCAAAAGTGATGTCGGGGTCGGGGGTTCCGCCGCCTGTTGCGTCGATCCCCGTCCCATAGCGAATGACATCAACACCAAAGTTGACGCCTTTCACCGTCACAGAGTTGCTCAGAATCCCGCCGAAATAACGCGGCGTTGTTCCGGGGGTGCTAAGGGTGTTGTCGGCAGTCGCGCCAGGGTCAACCGGGTAGCAAACCCAACCGCCGTAGCGGTAGAAGTCGCTGCCGTTGACGTAGAACTCTTTACGGGCGTTGGCGCTGTCGCCGATCGTTACCCGCAAACCCCCGTTGGCTCGGGTGTCAGACGCTCCGGGTGTAGTTGAGTTCAGCCAAGTGAAGACGTGGTCGCCCGTCCCAAAGGAGATGCTGCTGCCGAAGTCGGCGTGCATCCCCTTGGTTTCCTGCTTCACCTGCTTTGAAATACAGGTGCTTCCCTGGACGAAATAGTCCGTTTCCTCGGCAAGACCCGCCTGACCACCGCCTAACGCTGCCCAGCTGCCTAACGTTCCAGGCTCGGCAGTGGCAATGTTCGTTAGGTCGGTGGTGATCGACTGGGTCGCCATTCCCTAGATCTCGGGGGTTATCAGGGGTTCTGGTAATTCCGTTCCAGCGGAGCAACCAGCGAAATGCTGTTTTCCTTGGAACGGGCGATCGTACTTTCGACCGCGACGTACTGGCCGGTAGTAAGACCAATCGCAACCACAGTTACATCGGCGTCCGTGTTGGAAGTGCGGCCACCTTGGGTGTTGTTGTCGTAGTCGAACGAGACTTCGACAAAGTCTTGGCCAGAAACATCCCCCATCGCGGCTTGGGTGATGGTGAAGCTGGTGCCCGAAGACTCGGTTGAGATGGTTTGCTCCACCAGCTCGATCTGGTTGGCGGTTACTGCAGCGATCTTGTAGTAACCGTCGTTTGAGGTGGTGCCTTGGACGTGGATGTACTCGTCAACAGCAAAGGCCGTCGTGAAGTCGGTCGTTGAGCTGTTGATGAGGTCGGGAGAGGTGAAACTGATGTCTGTGCCAACGACTTCGTCGGAACCGTGGACGATGATGGCGTTGGAGGTTCCGAAGTTGCCGCCGGGGTTGGTGGTGTAGAACATCCGCCAGATCGCAGCGGCGTCGTTTTCGAGGTTGCCGTTGAAGTCGAGCGTTGCCACCGCCACGAAGGCAGCGGTGTGGACGTTGCCAGCGTTGTCGCAGAAGAAATAGCGGTTGATGTCAACCAGCTGGATGTTGTCGATGTAGACACCACCGCCACCGCCTTGGTCGTTGGTTACCAGCTGGGTGTAAAGGTTGTCACCGATAAATTCGGCGAACTGGTCGGTCAAATTACCGAGCTGACCGCTCAGGCCAGCGTCAATGTCGGTGGTTTTACGCAGTTGACGTTGCAGCCACTGGTAAACCTGCTCAGCAGTACCGCCGTTGGCGTCAACAATGATGCCGAACTGGTAAGTCGTTCCAGCGATGTCTCGGGACTGAGAGGTCGCGTAGAACGTGACGCTCATGCCCGTGTAGGGGGAAAGAGTGTCGATGTCGTTATCGCTGACCGTGACCTTTGAGTCCGAGCTGGTCTGGAGCGGGAAGCGATAGGCGATGGGCTGCATGTTGCCCGTAACACCAATCGCAGTCAGATCGGACTTTCCGTAAATCTGGGCTTGTTCCCGGACGTACAGGTCAAACTGAGCGCGACGGTCAAAACCGTCGGTGTAGACGCCGTCGCCGTTGGGGTCGTCCAGCGTTTGAACGGCTTGGTTGACTTGGCCCTGCAGTTGGACGTTGGTGGCGCCAGCGCCTTGGTCGAAATACAGCTGGTCGTTGGCCTCGATGCTGCCCAGGCCGACAATGCCTGCCCACTCTTGGGTGGTGTTGCCGCTGGTGTTCTTGACGGCCCAGCCGGCGGTGCGGATCAGATAGCGGCTGGCGTCGTTGGCGAAGTCCCAGCCGGAAACCAATTCAAAGCTCTCGTCCGTAATTGGGACGAACGGGAACTCGAACGGAATTAGAGCGGAATCGTTCTTCCACTCTTCTTTGCAGAAGGAGTAGAGGGCCTTCAGGGTGACGCCGTCGGTGCTGAGATTGCCCGCCTGGTTAAGGGTGATGGTCTTGCCGGCGGTACTGAAAGTGACCTCCGTACCTTGGTTCAGGTCATCAGGGTCAACGATCAGAGCCATCTCAGGTCACCGTTATGGAAGACAGTCCATTCGAATTGTAGCTAAACGTCTTTGTAATGGTTTTGGCTGTAGTAACTATAGTTACGGTAGCAAGTGTGCCGTTTTGGTTATATGTAAATGTTTTGCTTACGTCGGTATTTGAGCTGCCGGTGAGTTGGCCATTTGTATATGTAAATGTTGTGTTTGCGGCGTCGGTGCGGACTTCATCGAGGATCTCGTCCATCGTGAAGTTGCCGTCTTCACCTTGAGGGATGGTGAAATTGAGAATTGCGGCGGAAGATGTGCCGCTGTTTGTTACGACGGCGTTGGTTCCAGCGGCGCCGGTGGTGACGGAGCCGATGGTGATTGTTGCGGCGGTTCCAGCTAGACCTGTGTCGCCGCGAGGAATGCCGAAGTTGAGGACTATATCGCCGTTGGTGCCTGTGTCTGTAACAGTGGCGTTACTTCCGGGGGCTGTTGTAGTAACAGTGCCGATGCTGAAGGCGCCGTTAAAACCTCCGCCTCCGCCGCTTCCGGGTAAACTTCCGCCAACAGTTAGCTCACTTAATTTCTTTTCGTCTTCGACAGATAGGCGGATTGGTGTAGGCCAACCGGAGCGGGTTTTGGGACCGCATAGCTCCAGTGGTTCGGTGCGGATGTGGAAGTCGCCTTCGCGGCCTAAGTCGGCAGTAGGGGGTTTGGTGCCTGAATAGATAGTGTTGCCGTCCTCACCGGCGGGACCCTGGGCTCCAGCAGGGCCGGTTCTGCCTCGGGGGCCGATTTTGCCTGTGGGGCCTTGTTTGCCCTCGTTGCCTTTAGGACCCTGCGGACCCTTTGAGCCCTTGGGACCTTCAGGACCCTTTTCACCGGGCTTTCCTTGGGGGCCTGGAGCGCCTTGGGGGCCGGGTTTGCCTGCTGGGCCGGTGTCGCCCTTGGCGGGACTTGGGAGGGTCTCAAGGCGGCGCTCCAGCCGCTTGATGGCGGCTACTTGGGCGAGCGTGAGGGTGTCTTTTTTGGTGGCCATCAGCGGGACAGCAGATCAATCAGCCGATCGACTTGGTTGGGGCCTAAATCTTCGCTGGGGGCTTCAGGTGCAACTTCCTCCTCCTGCGGCATTTGCTCGGCGGCTTGGAGTTCGGTCTCGATGTCCACCGTGTCGGGCAGGATTTCGCCGCGACGGAGGATGTCGAGCAGCAGTCCGTCCGTGATCTTGCCCGCTTCGTTCAGTTGGGTCAGAACAGCAACGTCCTGACCGATAAGGCGGTAGTAGTCGAAGTCTCGATCCAGGGAGATTTCGGGGGGTTCGATGCCGACGTAGCGGGAGGCAAAGGCGAAGGCTTGGTTGAGGGCGCTCTCCAGCTCTTGGCTGATGATTGAGAGGACGCTGCTGCCTTGGGCTTGGTCGATACGCTTCGCTTCAGCGGATTCAGCAACGTATTTCTGACCGAAAAGTTTGGTGACGCCCAAAGTGGACATCTGTTGCTCCAGCGATTGGAGTTCTTCCATTTGAGCGTTGAAGCTCGTGGCGTCGGCTTGGACGTAGTACGCCTTGTTGCCGGGCTGCATGGCAATGGCGTAGTTGACGCCCATAGTTGCGCTGCCAGTTGTGTCGTCCCAGCCCTCTAGGACGAGGGTGGGCATGGCGGCGATGTGGAGGGCGTGGATGAGGTCGGCTTGGCGTTGGTAGTGGGTGATATTCAGGTTGGCGATGTCCAGCAGCGGGGGCAGGGACTGCAACATGCCCCGGCGGTTGCTGTAGATCGGCACCAGTGGGATTTCGTCGAGGCTGTAGCCGCCGGACTCGCTGAACTCGACTACGTCTTGGCCCAGCGTGTAGAGGTCGTACTTGCCGGGGTAGATCACCCGCATTTGCTCGATTTGCTCCTCGCCGAAGTCGTTTAGGGGGCGGGTTGTGTACTCGTGGATGCGGACTTGGGTGAGTGGGGCGCCAGGCATGGTGCTGGCTTGGCGCCAACCCCAGATTTGGTTGGCGTCGATGTGGATGAAGTACGGGCGGCGGCCTTGGGCGCGTTCCTCAGCAAGATTTCGCGCTCCCATTGCTGCGGGATAGTCCACCAAAATCGCGCTGTGGCCGTAGGTCAGGCTGCTAACCAGGGCGCGGCGGGCGTACTCGTTGATGTTTGAGCCGATGCCGTCGATATTTTCCGCTAGCTGCAGCCAGTAGGGGTCGCCGTCGATGCGGATGGGCTTGCGCAGGATGGCGCCAGCGGCGCTCTCGATTAGGCGGCTGGTGTAGGGGCTGAGGACGCTGCGATCGACGCGGGTTTGGTAGGCGTCGTCGTCTTCGCGGGGCTCTTGGGGGAGGTATTTCTCGCTTTGGTCGCGCAGGTACTCGGTGCCGTTGGTGACGGCGGCCATTGCGCTCCAGTCGGTCATCATTGCGATGACATCGAGGCTGCGAACGAAGGGGGATTCGCTGACTACAGCTCCGGTTGGCGGGATCTTGGCGCTGTAGACCACGGCTTGGCTCCTACTTTGTACTTATTTTGGCAGGTTATTCGTCGTCTTCCTCGTCCATCTCTTCGATGGGGATCAACACCTCTATTCCTTGCGCCAGTTTGGCGATAAAACCGCCCAAAATTGCCGCTTCAGATGGTGTGGGAAAGACAAATGTGGCGGATGTTGTGCCCTCTTCGGCGTCAATTTCGACGTGGACGCATCCGCCACTGATGGTTTCAATCATTAGCCGTGGTAGGCGACGCCAATGTGGGGAATAACGTTAGGCGTGCCGGAAGAGATGGAGTCGATACGCATACGGACGCGATTTACGGGTTTTCCGGTATAGAAATAGATGTATTGACCGTCGGCGTTGATGGTTTTGCTGGTGTCGATGGTGAACCAGTCGGCGCTGCCGTTGAAATTGGTTTCTAGGGCGAGGGAAAAGTTGGCTCCACCTGTTACGGCGGCGGCGAAGCAGAACTCGCTGCTGTCGGCGTGGACCTCGAAGCTCTCGTTGAGGAGGGTTAGGGGTACGTCTTGGTGGTGCTCGACGAGGTTGGTGCCTCGGATGACGGTGACAGTCATTATTTCCTCCGTTTTTTGGCGGTTTTAGCGGCCTTTTTGAAGGCGGATGCGGTCGGTGCGCCCTTAGAACCAGGCTTACGCATCTTTTCGCCGGAACCGGCGGCAATGCGCTTTCGTTTGGCGTGGATATTCGAGTAGAGACCGCGCTTAGCCATTACTTTTTGCCCCCTTTTTTGGTGCCCTTGGGCTTCTTTTTGGTGCCGTAGTGGCCGGGCATTGGCTTAAGACCTGCTACCACACACGATAGTTCGTTTTACCGAGGGCTTCTGGTTTGGCAAGGTTGAATGTTTGTAGGCAGAGGTAGCCCAAAGCGTCGAAAGCGTGGTCTACGCCTAAGTTTTTGTTGGGGAGACCTGTGCCAGGGGCGTAGGTCAGGGTGCGGAGGGATTTGATTAGTTCTTTGCATTTGGGGTTGATAAAGAGGCGGCGGGTTCCAGAAGCATCTAGTAGAGCGGTGTTGACGCAGGTGATCTTGTCGCGGATTTTCCAGGGGTTGCGGGGGCTGGAGACCGTGAAGCCGGATTTTCGGAGGATGTTGTGGTCGGTTGCTCCAACGCCGCTGGTTTTGCGGGCGCCTCCGGTGGGGTCAGGGCAGGCGATGATGCGGCGCTCCACGCCGTAGCGGGATTGGATTTCTTCGCAGAGGTCCCAGGTGGTGGCGCCGCCGGTCATGATGATTTCGTCGAAGACCCAGAGCACGTCGCCCTTTTTCACTGCGCAGACGGCGCTCATCGGATCGACGTTGAAGTCCACCCCCAGCAAAAGGGGTAAAACGGCGAGGTCTTGGACGGTCTTGTCGAGGTTTTCGTCCGAGAAGCTGATGGCGACGAGGCCCGAGAGGTTTTCGAAACTGGCCTCGAACTCTTGGCGGAATGTTCGGGCGTCGAGTTGGGCGCGGGCGGCTTCGATTTCTTCGGGTGGGACGTTGTCGCCGTCGATCGTGGTGTATTGCCAGCGGCTCCAGTCGGAATCGCCGCTGTCCGCGTACTGCCAGAGTTCATAAAACCAGCTGGCGGTGCCTTCGGGGGTGGAGATGAAGAGTGCCCAGCCCTGTT